GCATCTTCTAACATTCTTAGTTGATTTGTAGCCTTCATGGCTTTATGTAAATAACCAACTACCATTGTTTTGTTGTAATCGAGTAACCCTGAAGTTACATGACATACAGCATCAGGATGAATTCTAATTGTCTGGCCAGTATTATTACCTGACTTATCAAACCCTTCATCATTAAAGATATAATATTCTTCTATACCTTTAACTAATTCAACCTGCGACTTTTCGTCCTTTGCCTTTTCGATCTCACGAATCTTTCGAATTTTTTGTGGATCAATAGCACGTAAGCCTTGAATTCCTTTTTTCGGACTATTTGCATCTACCATTTTATGGTAGTACAATCTCCCATCAACATACCATTTTCTATATATGTCGTGAGATAAATCTCTAAAACCTAATAATGTAAGAACTTCATCAAACTCAACACGAATTTTTTCTTTAGTCCCATCAGGTACTTTATTAACTCTATCTAAGTTAATAGATACTGGAGAATCTAAATCATTTGAAGATAATGATTCATTTACAATATCTTCTATCGCATTATCACATTCAGGGACTAAGGCCATTGTTCTATATCTAGCAACTAGGTCGGCTTCGGTTTTAATTCCACCTTCCATGTCGATAAACTGACCAATGACTCCACCAGTGGCTGCAAAACCACCCATTCCTTGATCTTTGCCGATTTCAACAACGGCACCATCATTAGAAGGTGGAACGAAACTTTGTGCTTTCGCTTCGCTCCTTCCCTTCCGCTTTATCTCGTATCCAAATAGTTCCATATTATATATTTATACTCGCTTTAAAAGAAGCTTATCGGCTTCTTTCAAAATGTGAATATGCAAACTCTATTTCAAATTGTTCTAACTCACTTCCAGCTTCTGAATCTAAGTCAATCGCATTAAGAGTCACAGGCCACATATTGAAAAATTCATATGTAGCTAGTACTGAATCATCTCTACCTAATTGTGAAACAGTAGCTCTATCTACCATGTAATCAAATCCTGTTGGACCAACACTAGAGTCTAATGGAATTATATCTTGCATCCAAGCTTCAATACCATTTCTAACTGAAAATTCGGTATCATTATAGACACCAACTGTCCAGTTTTCAAAAGTTCTGTCTCCAGCTAACTTAATTGTTAGACCTTTATATTTAATTTCTTGAGCTTCAATCTGTTGACCAGGTAAAGTTGCAGTTTTACAAAGGAACTGAATTTTGTTGCCAGCTCTTGGAATATAGACCTCAAATCTATTGTTTCTTGGTCCAGCGCCTACGAGGTTAGCTTTAAATTGATTAATATTTGCCATTTTTTACCTCCTTACACGCTTGTTTCTTGAGCTGCCAATCCAGTACCACCGTAAACTTCATTAAAGTCTACACCTGATCTAGAGGCTACAAAGGTTAATGTTATGAAGTTGATACTTCGAGCAGGCTTCACAAAGATGCTTGCTACGAATTGATTTGCATCAACGACAGCCGCTGAGTTATTTGATTCGTCACAAATAACTTGAAAATCGTAAATTCCTTTACGACCTTGTACTTGTCGTAAGAAAGGTTCTACCGCAGCTCTAAAATTCGCTCTTGTGAATGAATCGTTAAATTCAAACAATTGGAATTTAGCAGCTGTTGATATAGCTTTCTCTAAAGTAATGAACAATCTACGAACATTGATTCTACTGAATGCACTACCGTCAGAAGCTGCAAGTGTTTTATCACCAAACAACAATGTTCCTTGTCCTGGGAATGTAACTATTGGATTAATTTTTGCCCTATAAAGAGTATCTCTATCTGCTTTATTTGGGTTATAAGCTAATTTTGTTACACCGAAAATTTGACCCCGATTATATCCAGCTGGTGAATACCAACTATCATTCGTATAATCAGTTCTAGCACACAGCCCTGCTGTGGCTCCGTTTGCAGGTACAAAACAATATCTGTCATTATACCTGTCATAAATGTATAGCCAATTGCTGTCTGCGACAGCATAAGATGAGCTATTTAATGTATCAATCGTAGTCTTTGCGTTAGTAGCACCGGCTGTGCCGCTGTCTACTACATCAGACCTGATT